AAGAAGAAAATCTTATTGTGCAAGAAGTGCAGGGCAAATGAAAAAATTTCCAAAGGCAGCAAAGAATCCAAACAGCAGGCTTAGACAAGCCCGCAGAAGGTGGAAGTGTTGATTAGTCGTGCATCAATGAAAACTCAATTAAAAGGTAATAGAATGAAAAAGAAACCTGTTATTAAAAAAAATATAGGAAAGATGATGGAAACATTGTCCCCTGTATACAGTATTGCAAAAGGAAAAGGTCCGATAAGTCAACTCGCATCAGCAGGTGGTTTAGGCTTAGTTCCTGCAATGGTAGCTAGACCACAAAGAAAAAAAGCTAAAGCTCGTAAGGCAGCAAGAATGGCTTCTACTCCTCAGAGTCCTTCAGCTGGAATGGGCATGCCTGAAATGACAAGAAGAATGGCAATAGGCGGTAAGGTGAAAAGAACTAAATCAATAGATGGAATAGCTATAAAGGGAAAAACAAGAGCATAAAATGCGTAATTATAAAAAAGAATATAGTAATTACCATTCTAAGCCAGAACAAAAAAAGAAAAGAGCATCTAGAAATACAGCAAGAGCCAGAATGATAAAATCAGGCACTGTAAAAAAAGGAGATAAAAAAGATGTCACACACAGAAATGGCAATCCTAAAGATAATAAAAAGAAAAATCTAGGTGTGGCTAAAAGATCAACAAACAGATCATATGCAAGAACCAAGAGTGCAAAGAAAGTAAATAGGAGGGCTTAATGAAAAAAACAATGAGGCTAAAGTCAGGCGGGTTTTTGTCATCTGGTACAGATGCTGGTGATTTAGCGATACTAAGAACAGCAAAGAACATTGATGACGGCAGTGCCATGGGTATGAAAAAAGGTGGCAAGACTAAAAGCAAAGTCAACGAAGCTGGTAATTATACAAAGCCCGGATTAAGAAAAAGAATATTTAACAGAATAAAAGCTGGTGGTAAAGGCGGAAGACCGGGTCAGTGGAGCGCTAGAAAAGCTCAAATGATGGCAAAGGCTTATAAAAAAGCAGGTGGAGGCTATAGAGGCTAATGTTAGATCCGGCCTCAATTGGCATAGCAATCACAGCCGCTAATACGGCTTTTAACGCAATCAAGCGCGGATTTGCAGCTGGGCGTGAAATTGAGTCCATGGGAAAAGATCTCTCACGCTGGATGGGAGCCGTGTCAGATGTTGAAAACACTGAAAAATCTGCTAAAAAAGCTTCACCATTAATGAAATTATTTAAAGGTAAAGAAATAGAAGCTAGTGCAATTGAAGCATTTACAGCTAAAAAAAAGTTTGAGGCACAAAGACAAGAACTTAAATCCTTTTTGAATTTTCACTACGGGGCTAATTCTTGGAATGAAATTTTACAAATGGAAGCTGAGATAAGAAAAAGACGAAAAGAAGAGATTTATGAGAGACAAGAGTTTGTAAGAAAAATATGGGAATGGATAGGTTGGACACTTTTAGCTGTAACCGTAATTGGATTTATTGTATTTCTTGCTTGGCTATATAAGGAGAAAAGGACATGAAAGATAATAGTTTTATATATTTAACTTTAGGCATATGGTCTATTGCTTTTATTTTAGGTTTTACTGTAGGATGAGTCAAAAAAAATTACAAAAGCAATCAATGTATGCTGAGTATGATGAAGACGGCGATGGAATAGTTAGTGATGAAGAGTTATCGCATGTTGCAGATATTAAAAAACTTGAACACGATCTTAGGAAGCAGAGAGCTCAAAGGAGGATGGCAACTGCCAGTTTGGTTGCTATGGCTTCTTTTACTATTGCAATGTTCTTTGTCGATCTCGAAAGAGTTAAAGCACTTGCCGATATTAGCAATCTTTTCTATCTCACTGGTGGTGGCATCGTGTCTGTATATATGGGGGCATCGGCTATAATGAATAGAAATGGTAAATAAATGGCTAGAAAAGATCCAAAAATCGGAACAGGCAAAAAACCTAAAGGTTCAGGAAGGAGACTCTATACTGATGAAAATCCAAAAGATACTGTTAGGATTAAGTATGCAACTGTTGCAGATGCTAGGGCAACAGCTAGAAAGGTTAAAAATATTAACAAGCCTTATGCTAGAAAGATTCAAATACTTACTGTCATGGAACAAAGATCTAAAGCTCAAGGGAAAAATGAACAAGCTAGAATTGCAAAGAGAGCTAAAGAGACGCTCAAAAGACAAAGAAAAACATGACTAGTCTTGTAGCATATTTATTGGTATAGTTAGTAATGGCATTAAAAAAATCACAAAGGAGCTTAAAAGCTTGGGGTAAACAAAAGTGGAGAACAAAATCTGGTAAGCCTAGTACACAAGGGCCAAAAGCAACTGGCGAGCGTTACTTACCTTCCGCAGCAATTAAGGCTCTTTCGCCCTCTGAATACGCCGCCACTACGGCTAAAAAGCGCAAAGCAACTAGAAAAGGAAAACAAGTGGCTAAACAGCCCAAAAAGATTGCTAAAAAAACGTCAAGATTTAGAAAATTCTCATAGGTGATATAATGGCAGCAGTTACCCCAGATTTACCAGAAATATTTGAAGAAGCTTATGAAAGAGCTGGGCTTACTATGAAAACTGGTTATGATCTTAAAACAATTAGAAGATCATTTAATATACTAACAGCAGAATGGCAGAACAGAGGTTTAAATCTTTGGACAATTGCAGAAGGTACACAGGCTTTATCTTCAGGAACAGCAACGTATACTTTGCCTACAGATACAGTGGATTTGTTAGAGCATCAAATAAGGACAGGGACAGGAACAAGTCAAACAGATACTAATCTTACTAGAATAACCGTTTCTACATATGCTCAAAAATCTAACAAAAACACCACAGGTAGACCAACACAAATTTTTGTTCAAAGGCTAAGTGACAAGGTTGATGTAACACTGCACCCTGTTCCAGATAGTGCAGAGACTTATACATTGTTTTATTATAGAATAGTAGGTATAGACGGAATATCATCAGGGATATCAGGAACCACCACATCCTTTATTCCTCCTAGGTTTGTGCCGTGTTTAGTTTCTGGTCTATCCTACTATGTAGCTATGAAGCGACCAGAGGTCGCAGACAGAGTTTCTGCTCTAAAGCAGGAATATGAGTTTCAGTTTGAACTAGCAGCAGGCGAAGACTCAGATAGTTCGTCTGCTAGATTTGTACCATACAACACATTTTTTGGGAGTTAATTATGGCAACATATAAAATAAAACCGGGAGATACCCTTTCACAAATAGCAAAGAGAAATAATACAACTGTAAAAACTTTGCAAAAGATTAATAATATTAAAGACCCTAATAAAATAAGAGCAGGTAAATCTTTAAGTTTAGGAATAGCAAAACCCGGATTAAGCAGTGCTAAAAAAGTAAGTCCTTACGCAGGTCAATCTCCAAGCGAAATGAGAGCCATGGCCATGAAGAGAAAAAAATCTAGTCCTGCTAAGAAAAAAGCAATGACACCAGCTCAAAAGAATCAAAAGAAAATGCCAACAAAATCAAAAACAACAAGAAAAGGTTTATTTGGTAGATTATTTAGTAAAAAGAAAAGTTAACGTTAACTTATAGGAGATATCAATGACTTTAAAAAAAGTCCCAGAAGGGAATAAAGGAAAAGGACTTAGCAAACTACCAACAGGAGTTCGTAATAAAATGGGTTTTATGAAAAATGGTGGAAAAGTGACTTCTAATAAAGCAAAAATAAATAAAGTTACATCTGGTTTAAAAAAAGCAGTAAAAGCTCACACAGGTCAGGCAAAAATGCTTTCATCTATAAAATTAAAAAAAGGTGGAAAGATTATGAAAATGAGAGGCGGGGGAATGGCCTCTAGAGGATTAAACTTTAAAATGAGCTAATGTCAAAATTAATATGTAACCTGCCTGCAATAGAAGTGTGGGTAAGAAAAGAATATTTAAGAGATGGGAAAGATGGTCATGGAAAATTTGTTAAAGGTATTTGGGTATCTTGCAAGTCACTTCCGGGTAGAGCTTTTTATTTTGAAACGTATCTACCTGACTATGGTGCGTTATTTGACAAACTCCCTATTAGTGCATTTTGTTCATCTCCAGATACACCTGATCCAGATCTTGATTTATACAATCTTCAGTTTTGGAATTGTATGGATTATGATGTTACATGTATACAAAAACAATTTATAGGTTCTATGACATACGAAATATACACAAGAGATAAAGGAACAGTAAAGGGCAGCTACATAGCAACACTTGATAATTATCATGGGGATATAGATACAGTTGATTTTAGTACAAGTGAAACACCTCAAGAACACAAATCTCATAACTTATTAGAGCTAGAAAATGGTCAATATTGCTTATATCCTAACAATAGAATGAGAGTTTATGATAATAGCTTAACACCACAAGAACCGCTTACTCCAGATTTTCTTGTTAGCACAGAGTATTATCAAGTTGAAAACGAGGGCAAATTAGATAGGTTTGGTGACAGCACTGAGTATTTTTATAAAACAAAGAAAGAAAAAAAATGAGCTATGCATCTGGTAAACATGCATTTGGAATATGTGATAAAACAGGATTTAGATATCCAGTAAGAGATCTGGTTTTTGAGTTTAAAAATGGAGTAAAAACAGGTTTAAAAGTTGGAATAGATGTTGTTGATCCAGATCATCCTCAAAACTTTATAGGAAGAGTAAAAACAGATGACCCTCAATCACTATTAGATGCAAGGCCAGATAGAGTAGAGCCAGAGGTTGAAAGATTATTAAACCCAAATCCTTATACACATTCTGGTTCTGGGGTTGTGACTGTAACTGAAACAAATCACGGAAGAACTACAGGGGATACAGTTAGATTTAGGAACTCCTTGGGCGTTGGAAGTCTCATTACACAAAGTGCTATGGAGCTTGCAAATGGGTATTCTATAACAGTGTTAACTAGTGATACTTATAAATTTACTATACCAAACATTTCTTCTGCAACAGAATCAGTAAATTACGCTGTGACTGTTGTTAGCGGCAATCCAAGTAATCATCCAAGCCATGGTGTTGGCTCTGCAAATAAATATGCTATTAATGGCAGCACAGCTACAGCAGATGTTGAGTTAACGTTTAAGGTGGGAAGCACATATCGTTTTACATTAAGTGCAAGCGACATGTCCTCACATCCATTAAGACTTTATCTTGATGAAGATAAAAATACACAATATACAACTGGAGTAACATCTACCTCAACTTATACTGAGATAACTGTTGCCGCTGGAGCTCCATCTACCCTATTCTATCAATGTAGTATTCATGGTAATATGGGCGCTAGAATAACAGTTACAGAGGTAGACGAAGGATTAAACACAGCTTTTGGAGGGCCCGTTGCTTCGGCAGGGCCAGTTACATTGGAGAACTAAATGAGCTTTACATTTGCACAATTAAAAACAGCGGTACAAGATTATGTAGATAATACAGAAACCACTTTTGTTAATCATTTATCTGATTTTATAAAAGCATCTGAAGAAAGAATATTTAAAAACGTAGATTTAGAGTTATTTAGAAAAAATGTTACATCTGCACTGACATCATCTGACAAGTTTGTTTCAATACCAAGTGACTATTTGTCTTCATTTTCTTTGCAAATAACCACTGCTGGTTCAGAGAGTTTTCTTTTGCAAAAGGATGTAAATTTTTTACAAGAAGCTTTTGATGGTTCTGCGTCTACAGGATTGCCTAGATATTATGCTGTTTTTGATATAAACAACTTTATTGTAGCA